CGCTGACCTTCTTGATCAGGTCGTGCAGTTCCAGCCGCTCCGCCCAAGCCATCATGCACATGACCTTGGGGATGGTGTTCTCGTCACCGCCGACCTTGATCTGGAACCGCTGCTCCAGCGCCTTATCGAACAGGATGGTCTGCTCGCTCTGGTCTATGAGGCCGCTCTCCCGGTTGACGTACTTGGTGGCCGGTGTCGTATTTGCGCCTGAGAATATGCCCCAGACCGTCAAGGCCGAATAGTCGTTTTCGGTCTTGGTCGTGTAGGCCGTGTCCAATGAGGCAATGATGTATTCGACCGGGGGGTAGTTATCGCTAGGCCAAGTCTGCCACCACTCACGCTTGATGACGCCGCCGCCCTTGGGTTCAGGCCGCTGCTGAAGTTGCCCAGCCGCAGCCCAAGGGCCAAGCATCTTCTCCAGCGCCTTGACTTCAGGCTCGCCAAACCGCTCCGGCCACAGCAATTCGCCTTCGTTAGTGCGGGGGTCTTTCCACCCGATCACCGTGGTGAAGCTGCGATCCGGCTCGTATTTCATGGGCAGGCACAGATGCGTCCAGTCTCCCACCTGCTTTTCAAGGATATGTCCGGTCAGGTCATTCTCGGCCAGACGCTGCTGGATGATTATAAACGCGCCAGTTTTGGGATCAGAGAGGCGGGTAGACATTGCGTGATCGAACCACTCAATGGTGCTTTCGATGACGGCCTCCGACGTAGCGTCTTGGGCACCATTCGGGTCGTCTATTATGCCAATGCTCATTCCTTCACCTGTCAGGGCAGAACCAACCGATGTACTTAAGCGTGTGCCGCCCTTGTCATTGTCAAAGCGCGACTTGACGTTCTGGTCCGATGAAAGTTTGAACCTGTCCCCCCACAATTCCTGATACCACGGGCTATCTATCAAGCGGCGGCACTTCACACTGTCGCGTACGGACAACTGCGCTGCGTAGGATGCCGTGAGGAACTGAACGCCCGGCCCAGATGTCGGACTCTTAAACCGTTGCGCCCATATCCACCCGGGGAATGAAACGGAACATATCGAGCTCTTACCGAACCGGGGCGGCAAATTGACTATCAGCCTTTTGATATCGCCGTCGCAGACCGCCTCAAGATGCTCGGCCACAGCCTCAATCGGCCAGCCATCAGCAAACGGGCTGGGGTCCACCCATTGCCACGCGCGGCGCAGGAACTCATACAGACTGTTTTCACAAATCTGCCTGCTCAACTCCCGCCGCGTGTCGGTTAGTTCAATGCCATGTAAATCGTTAAAATCCACGTTCGCTCCGCTGGGTGCAGCCCGCCGCCGGAGGAGCATCAACGACGACAGGCTGCCGCCAGACTATGACTCGCGCCACCGTCCGACGACATTTGGTAACATAAGGCGCGGGACGTAGCTAGACGGCCCCCTGTCAATCCCCACTGTCAATGCTGTAAAAATCACCGCAGTGCTTGCAGACATAGCTGTAATAGCATCGGCCCGGACTAGATAACACACAAGTTACTCTTAGTCATCCCGCCAGCTTTGGTTCCCTTTAGGAAATGCAGACCTGCGTTTCCATTCATTCATATCAGGAAACAATTTAACTACACCTTCGGAATACTCTGCTAACTCATCGTTGAACATTGTTGAATGATTTATTGCGGCCTTTATTTCTGCCAAAAACACTTTGATAGCATTAACAATTATTTCTTGTGATTTTAGTTCTTCTGTTTCAAGAAAGATTTGGGACTTCCATCCATTGATGTCTATCGCCATTGCACTTGACTTAGGCAATTTAACATCACTCCACTTAGGAATATTTTCCGACATAAATTTTCCTTTGAATTGTTTCGCGGGAAAGGGGCCTACTATCGACAGACCCCTATTACCATACACAATATGTAGTTGCTACTTCACCTTACAGTTCCGAGCCTTGCCAGCCGGTTTGCGTTTCGTGCCACTACAGACCGGGCAAGTGCCCCGCTCGACAGACATCATAACATTCTCCCATTAGTGGGCATCATTGCCCGGATGTTCGTGCGGGGTTTAATCCCCGAACTCCGACATTGGTATCTCAACCATTTCCTCGATATCCGCCGGGTCGCCACGGTCCTGTCTGCCGCCCATCACGATCCCATGGGGCCGGGGAATAACCGGGGCCAGCATCAGCCTCATAACGCCACTAACGGGCCAGCGGACCACAAGAGCGCCCGGTATATCTGTGCGCCGGGAGAACTCCAGCATCCGCCGCCATTTCTGTAAGCTGATCCTGTATGTCGCATATGAGGAATTGCGGCACTTGATCTCCACGTGACAGCACGGGACACCCCGGCCATCATAGAACGCATAGTCATACGGGTGCAGGGCATCCAGCTTTACAGGGCGCTGGCCCCAGCGGGCGGCCAGTATCGCCGCTACGTCAGCCTCATTGCTCAGATCAGTCTGGCACTCATACTTCGGACGCATCTTCAGTCTGCTCCATTTCGATCAGGACGCTCTCTAACTGGAGCATAGCCTCCGGGGAAAGCCGCGCCAGCATTGAGGCGTCCAGTATTTTCCTGCTTTCGGTCTGGATCGGGCCGCCGTCTGGGCCGGTATGCTCTTGCCGAGTCACTTCGCGCCAACCCATCCGGGTTTTTGTCCAGAAAATGCTGGCCGCAACGGCCCCCGGCTTGTCGGAAGTTGCCCATTTATACAAATTTTGGGCCACGCGGGAATTAGCCAAGGCCGCCCCAGTATCCAGTTCCCGGCGGAAATACTTCCTGAGCGTTTCATCCGATATTCCAATCACAGAGGCAATCTGATCATGGGTCAGGCCATATCCTGTCATTGCCTCGACCCGTTTACGGTCGGCTTCTTCCGGCTGATAAGGATTTTTCCCGCCGGGATTACCCTGCGCGGGTGTTCCATCTTTACGGGGCCTCGCCATTGTCGTTCCCTACTCGTTCAGATGCCAAAGTGGCAAATGTCCGTCCGTCCCCCACTAAAGTAGCTTCTAGCCCCGTAAAATCCTGCCAACGCTTAATGGCAACATCCACATAGGCCGGGTTCAGCTCAATAGCATATATACACCGTCCAATCATTTCACCGGCAATTATGGTCGTCCCACTGCCACTAAAAGGCTCGTAAACAGCCTGTCCGGGGCTGGAATTGTTCTCTATTGGACGCTTCATGCACTCAACAGGCTTCTGAGTACTATGGCCGGTTTCTGAATTACGGGGCTTGTCGATCTGCCAAATCGTTGTCTGCTTGCGGCCACCATCATAGTGACCGGCCTTTCCCTTACGCACAGCATACCAGCAGGGTTCATGCTGCCAGTGATAATCGCCACGACTCATAACCATTACGTTCTTAGACCAAATGATTTGTGAACGCGGGATAAATTCACAAGCAATTAAGCTATCAGCCACTATCCCGCCCTTCAGCCCACCATGCCAAACATAGGCAACATCCCCCGGAAACAGCGCCCAAGCATCGCGCCAGTCGGCCTTGTCGTCGTTCTCAACCTTACCAATTGCCTTTCCACCAATCTTGGACCCATCGGCCCGCATGGCTTTGTTGCGCCAGTCAGCGTCATATTCCACCCCATATGGCGGGTCCGTAACCATCAAGTGCGGCTTAACCCCAGCCAACAACGCATCAACCGTGTGAGCGTCCGTGCTGCTCCCACAGGCAATCCGGTGCTTCCCCAGAGCCCAAATATCCCCGCTCACGGCCACGGGGTCAGCCGGTGGCTCAGGAACATCATCCGGGTCAGTAAGCCCCTCCGTCTTATCAATTGTCAGCGCGTTTATTTCATCCCCACTGAACCCGATCAGGTCCACATCAAACCCACCCTCAATCAGATCGGCAAGCTCCGTCCCAAGCAAGGCGTTATCCCAGCCCGCATTCAAAGCCAACTTGTTGTCGGCCAAAATATAAGCCCGCTTCTGGGGCTCAGACCACCCTACGGCCACCATAACCGGGACATCCTTAAAACCCAGCTTTTGCGCGGCAAGAACCCGACCATGCCCAGCAATAATGGTTCCAACCTCATCAACCAGCACAGGCGCTGTCCACCCCCACTCCCTGATGCTGCCCGCGATCTGGTCTATTTGCTCAGGCGAATGAGTGCGGGCGTTTCGAGCATAAGGCACTAAGCCCTTGATAGGGCGGCGCTCTACCTTGTCTGCAGGCCACGCCTTTATAAGGCCAATAGTGTTTCCCGCTAATTGTAACGTACCGTCCCCAGAACCTTGTTGTTTAGATCGTGACACTTGGTTTTTGCCCATCTTGAAACTTGCCAATTACCATAATCATAGGCCGTTTTTCTTGCTTATAGCCCTGCCAACAGTACGCCGCTGCACTAGCCCACGACTTCGTCGTTAGCATCTACGATGGGCGGCAGATTTAGTTCGCCCCTGATCGAGTAGATTTCATCTATGCGCTGCTCGTCCTGCCTGATCATAGCCATGATGATCGCGGCGCTGTCGGGG